GAACTGGGACTTTAAGCCCCCAAAAGTGAGAACAACGCTACTTTTGCGTTGCTCAACACTTCCATAACACCTTTCACTGGAAGTTCTTCTGCATTTTCCACAATCAGATCAAGAACTTTCAGTGAAAGCATGTCCATTTCATCATTTCCGCTTAAATACAGCTCGTTTTGAGCCAGAGCCTCTCGACCTGCCATTTCATATCTTCCCATTCTTACTCCCCCTTTTCATTTCACGTCTTTTTCCGCTTCAACAGCTTCCCTGGTGCCGTCTGCGACAGCACGAATAATTTCAGGAGAAGTTGTAATTTCACATTTTCTTTGTTCCAAGAGAAATTCAAACCCCGCAACGGCTTTTAAGCTCTGATCAATCTGATATACTGCGCCATCGATTGTCTCTGATGGTGCAGTATTCTTTAATTCTTTTTTGAGAATATCGAAATACAGTTTTGCATTTTGGATTTGCTTTTCCAATTCGCTGATATTTACGATTCGTTCTGAAATGTAAAGCACTATTTTCTCATCTCCTTATCTTATTTTTTGAACAGGGCTAAATTCTCCCAAAACGTCTTTCAGTTCATTCAAAACTATTTTCGCTTCGTCATATGACAATCCAGCCTCGGAGAATTTGTTTATGATACTTACAACAAGTTCTCCGATTTTTTCACCTTCCAGAATTTCTCCATTATTCAACTGTACGCTCTGAAATGTCATTTTCTCACCTCTTCTCTTCCAGGAAATACTTGATCTGTTATCTAGCCTTCTGCCCTGCCAGTTCCTTATCCCTGAGAGCTGACAGGTAGGAAATCGCCATGGACTTTCCGACTTCACTTAGCTCAGAAAAGATCTCTGAGAGTTTCTTTCCTTCTGAAATGTCCTTTTCAGTAAGGGTTTTATAGATGTTCTTTTTATCTGCCATACTTTTCTCCTTTCTGCCCTGCCTCATCAGCACCAGTGGGGCGGTTCTGGTGGACGGCCAGTTCTGACCGTTTCGGCTGCTTTATGCCCATTACTTATTTCTGTAATCAATAACTGTTCCATTCGCGAGCAACTCATAGACCATGTTGCCTTCATCATCTCGAATTTCCACACTTGCAAATCTGATACCTTTTGCATATCGGTGGCAATACGCCACGGCTTTTTCAAGGCTATTCCAATCTTTATAAGTACAATCCATGCTCTCTCCCTCAATACCATGCGGGAAGAAAAATCTTGTTGTCGTATATTTCATTTCCTTCGCCCTCCTTTCTTCGCTTTTCTTGTTGTGCTTTTTGTTTTGATGACTACACTTTATCATGTTCGTTTCGTTTTGTCAATACATTTTTTCGGCTTTTTTGTGTTGACCAAAACACTTTTTTGTGTTATCATACTTTCAACGGGAGGTGATGAACTTGGAAGTTTACGAAAGGGTGAAGAAATTAAGGAAAGAACTACTTCATCTTTCTCAAACAGAATTTGGGGCCAGATTAGGAGTCAGCAGATCTGTGATAGTAAATATAGAAAATAATCTGCTTGCGCGCCCTGATCAGAAAGAGCCACTGTACAAATTAATATGCAAAGAATACCATGTAAACTATGCATGGTTGATGACAGGTGAAGGAGAGCCCTATTCGGAAAATCTCAACGAAGATGAATACATGCGGGCAGCCGCAGAAATCGGAGTCAGAGATCCGCAGGCTAAACAGGCCATTTTGGATTACTGGAACCTGAGCGAAGAAGATAAGAAGCTGTTCTGGTCATTCATGGAACGTTTTGTTATAAAAAAAGAGGGGGATGTTTAATCCCCCTGCTGTTCCAGCAAGACCTTGACCAGTGTATACACCGCTTTCCAAGCTTCTACGCTTTGAAGCCGCTTCAACATTTGAAGAACTGTTCTTTTGTAATCCATATGTAGCCTCCTTTTTCTTGTGTACGCCCATGTTCGAATGTATGTTCGAAATTCCTTGAGTTCATAATATCTCCTTTCTGAAGATATTTCAAGAGTTTTTCATACATTCAAGCTGGAAATTATTGCCTGCACTTATAAAAACGAAATTGGAGGTACTGCATGACGCATTTTCTCAAATCGTCCGAGAACTCGGACACTTATTTGTATGGAGAGTCATACAGGTCTGATATTCTTACCTTTAGGCCTTTCGCCAGCTGCTCCATCACGTCCATTCGTGGACTTTTTCGCCCGGCCACGATATCATCAATCGTAGATTTCGGGATCCCGGTAAGGAGTGATGCCTGGCGGAGGGAAAGATTCTTTTTAACCATGATGTTTTCTAATAATATCTTCATGGGAATAGTATCCCCCGGATGATTTAGGATATCCTGGAAGATAGAGGAAGGATTAATTATGCCTGATTGTTACGCTTCTGCGTTTCAATAAAAACGTAAAAAAAAGAGGGAGTTTATATGAAAAGAAAAATTTTGCCATTATTTACCGCATTAAGTATTATTTCTACAATGTCATTTTCTTCTTTCGCAGAGGAAAATAAAACTGAAATTCTTTTTCGCAATATCCCGTGGGGTACAAACTATGCAGATATTAAACAAGAACTTTCTGATTTCGATTGGTATGATATGTCTTTTGATATGATGCGTACATACAGCGTTTATGAAGTCCTTACTGATAGTCAGTACGCTGACGGAGTTTTGGATTTTGAAAACTCTGGTATCAATATGATAGCTCAACCATTTAGTAATAAGGAGACAGAGGTGGCTGGCTATACTACAACAGATATTCAATTATTTTTCGCTTATACTCCTATTGATGGCACACTTCCAAAAGATGATATTAACACTGCTCTTTACGGAGCAACTTATAGCTTTAGTCCGCAAAATTTACAGCAAATGTCCGAGGATTTAATAAGTAAATTATCTTCTCTTTATGGAGAAGCAGATCAAACAACAACGGATAAAGATATTTTCGGAAATAAGACCTCTATAACCTGGTGGAGCGGCGATAATGACACCCATGTTGTTTTAAGAACTATTGACTCATCAGAGGATACCTCAGATTTATATGATGATGAGCTTTTCATATCGTATGCATGCGGAAAAGGCGATGAATTTTTAAAAGAAGCAGATGATACAATAAGTACGGCAAATTCCGATAAAGAGTCTTCCAATTATGGAAATGGAAACACAACTGGTTTATAGGAAGAAGGAAACAGATATGGCTTTAATCAAATGCCCTGAATGCGGAAAAGAATATTCCGATAAAGCAAAAGCGTGTCCAAATTGCGGATACCAACCCAAAAAGAGCTCCGCTCCCATTGCCATGACTATAACAGGAGTTATGTCTATAGTTATAGCTATCTTATGTCTTGATCAATCTACCTTAGTCTCAAGATTAGCGGCTATTGCCCAATTATCTGATCCGGGTGGAATAGCTGGAATTTTTATGGCGGTTCTTCTTATTTTTACTGGAGTACTGGCAATTTGCCTCCGGGAATTTGACAGTGAATGGGGACCTTTAACATGCATGGCAATCTGCTTAGTTGCTTCCTATATAGGGGCTGCATTAAACACTGCTTATAAAGATATTCTTGCATGGTCTTTATTTATTATGCTTTTTTCATTTGTATATCTTGGAATTGGAATTTTTATCAAAACAAGAACACAATAAATATTGGAAACGGATATCTACCAAATCTATATTATTAACGATTGTTACGCCTTTTGCGTTTCAATAAAATTTTACACATGATGGAGGAATTATTATGGCAATGATAACATGCAAAGAATGTGGAAAAGAGTTTTCTGACAAAGCGGACAAATGTCCCAACTGCGGCGCACCCATAGAGGTTCCGCAGGCTCCAAAGAAGATGAGCAAATGTTTACTTATCTCTCTTATTATCGGAGCTGCATACCTGATCTACAGTCTATGGTATTGGTTCGTTGGAGGCGCTGGTATCAGTACCAACACAGCTGAACAAATTGGCGCCGGGATTGCTACAGCCCTTGTGACTCCGCATCTTGTCTGCACTTCCCTTGCAGTTTTGTTCAACGCATTCGGTCTGTTCATGAAAAAACGTGGCTTTGCCCTCACCGGAGCTATCCTTTATACAGTAGCACTGGTATTATTTCCAATGTATTTCATGTTCGTAATCGTTGAGGTGATCTTATCATTTATCGGTTACGCAAAGACCCCTAAGCGCTAACCACAAAACACCCATATCGCGAAAACCGCCCTGATGTTGGCGCATCAAGACGGTTTCCAAGATGATCTATACAGGTCCCAAGACCGGTATAAATTCTTCTCTGAGCAAGAAGAAATTGTATTTTTTCGAAACATTTTTTATTTATATTGACATGCGGAGCAATTTCATGTATATTAAATGTACATCAGAATGTATTTTTTCTTTTGTAACACATATAATATACGGAACGTACTCCGGTGTCCTTCGGGCCCGGGGTCTTTTTATTTTACAGGAGGCTTTTACATATGGATAGTGCTAAGCCATTTAAAACTCATGATGAGCTTTTGGATCTCTTGGAATCACGCGGGATAGATTTTTCTTCACCAGAAAGTCGTAGTTTTGCTAAAAAGGGACTTCAACGCATTGGATACTATAATTTAATTAACGGTTATAGTTCTCTTTTCTGGGCAGATTCAGCAAAAGACCAATATATTTCAGGCACGACAATCGAGGAAATTTATCAATTATATTTCTTTGATAAGAAGATGCGCGAAATACTTTTACATTACATTCTTCCTATTGAAACCAATATAAAGAGTTTGATCGCTTACTACTTTCCGCAGGAACACTCAGAAACCTATTACTTGATATATAAAAATTTTGACACCAACCGTAAAGATGCTAATAAAAATATTACCGGATTGATCGCGGAACTTCAAAAACAGATTTCTAGTCGTGCTTCTGATCCAAGTATTGCTCATTATTTGCAAAAATATGGTTATGTTCCATTATGGGTTCTTAACAATATCCTCACGCTTGGAACAATAAGTAAATTTTACAGTCTTATGCAGCAAAAAGAACGTCAGGAGATTTCTAAAACATTTCGTTTATCTGACAATGAATTAGAAAGCATTTTGACCTATATTTCTTCTATCAGAAATTTTTGTGCTCATGGCAATCGTTTATATTGCTTCCGAAACAAACGCCCACTATGTGACACGCAATTCCATGCTCTTATGGGTTTGGATCGAACCTCTAAGGGAGAATATGCATATGGAAAACGTGACCTCTTTGCTGCTATGATTGCTTTTAAGCTGACATTATCCAAGAATGATTTTCGGCGCCTTGTAAAAGAAGTTGACATTGCTTATAAGAACTTCTTTTCCCGTGCCAAAATTATAACAGAAGAAATGCTTTTTTTAAGCACTGGTTTCCCGTCTGACTGGAAGGAAAAATTGCTCATTGATTTGTCTAAATAACACAAAACCGCCCTGATGTTGGCGCATCAAGACGGTTCCCAAGATGATCTATACAGGCCTGGAGGCCGGTATAATCTTCCCTAGACAAGAAGAGTATACCACAGTCGGGATCATCCCGGCGTGTCAGACTCCGTAAATACCGACTGTGAGTTGAAACAATAAATGCCTTGAATATGGAATATGGAAGACAGTATTCCGATAGGTTCAAAAAATAAAGCATTTTTTTAACAATGAATACTTGACAAGGTCTCTACATATGCTATAATGTCACTAATTAGTGAATGACTGCTGGGCGGTCGCGAAAGAGCTTTGGAATTGTATTCCAGAGCTCTTTTTGCATCTAAGGAGGTATTTATGGAAAAACAAAAGATTCTTTGCTATACTTGTACTGAGAGAACCATATTGATTATGGTTAAAAAGCACTCATGCAAGTATTTGTATGGGTGCTTTTCACTATATACAGATAGTAAGAAAGGATGTGACCTTCATGATCTATCCATTTATGACCCTGAATAACGGCACTGAAATCACACACTCTGAAATGAAGCCAGACGGAAAAGTGAAGGTCTACATTGAAACACCGGACGAAAGGTATTGCTTCAAGCATGCCACCTGTTGGAATTTATCCCGGCTTTAGCATCAATGTTGCAGAGCTGCTGAAATAAAAGAAAAACCGCCCCGGTGTTACCAGCACCAGAACGGTTTTCACGAAAAACTATACAAATCCAGAGGATTGCATAATTTTCCCTCAGCAAGAAGATTATACCACAATTCTTTGAGGTTTGTATAGAATGTATTTTTTGTACTCATTTTACATATCTTTCAAAGGAGGTGGTTTTCATGGATCATACAATGCGTTATGGCGCGTTATATATCCGTGTCAGGTAAGTACAGACAAGCAGGAAGAATTATCACCTGACGCCCAGCGGCGCCTGCTGCTGGATTATGCAAAAGCCCACAATATTTTTATTTCCCCGGATCTGATTTTCACAGAGAATGGCATTTCCGGCCGGAAAGCAGACAAACGTCCTGAATTTCAGAAGATGATTTCCATCGCAAAATCCGACACACCGCCATTTTCGGTGATTCTTGTGTGGAAATTCAGCCGTTTTGCCAGGAACCAGGAGGAGTCCATCGTCTACAAATCCATGCTGAAAAAACAGCACGGCGTTGATGTGGTCAGCATTACAGAGCCACTGATTGAGGGGCCTTTCGGCAGCCTGATTGAACGGATCATTGAATGGATGGATGAATATTATTCCATCAATCTGTCCACAGAAACGCTCCGTGGCATGACGGAAAAAGCAATGCGCGGGGGATACCAAAGCACACCGTCCCTGGGATACCGTTCTCCAGGATATGGCCAGCCCTTTGTGATTGTTCCAGAAGAAGCCGAGATCGTAAAATACATTTTTGATCAATATGTAAATGCCCACCGGGATCCGACTTCCATTGCACGCAGCTTAAACCGCCGGCATCTGCTGACCAAACGTGGAAATCCTTTTGAGCAGAGGGCGATCAAATACATTCTGCATAACCAGTTCTACATAGGGAAAATAATCTGGAATGGCATTGAGCAGGACGGAGTACATGAAACCTTCATCTCTCCGGAATTGTTCCAGCAGGCAGCAGACCGGCTGGAAACCACGTACCACCCACGGAACCGCAGAAATGTTTCCACCTGCTCCCACTGGCTGTCTGGTCTGGTGAAATGTTCCATCTGTGGAGCATCTCTTGGATACAACCGTGGAAAGTATCCCTCTATGCACTGCTGGAAAAAAGATAAAGGGGTTCATGAAAATTCCAGCAATATCAGTGTCAGAAAGCTGGAAGAAGGCGTGCTGGATTATTTTCGAAAACTTTTGGACGAAGAAGACTTTACGTTCTCCTACCACTCTTCTGCCCAGGAAGAGCCGGACCCGACTATCCTCTATCAGAAAGAGCTGGACAAAATGCAGGGACGTGAGAACCGCATCCGGGAAGCATATGAAGCCGGCATTGACACGCTGGAAGAATACAAACAGCGCAAACAGCTTCTTGCAGAAGAACGGAAACGTCTTCTTTCTCTTATCGCTTCTTCTAAAAGTGAAGAGAAAAAACAGTCCTGCACAGACAAAGAGCAGATTCTTCTGCGCGTTAGAAACGTTTATGAACTGCTTCTTGATCCGGATGTGGACTACGAAACGAAGGGTGTGTTTATGCGATCCATCGTAGAGAAAATCATCTGGAACAAGGCCCAAAACACCCTCTCCTTTTTCCTGTATATGCCCGAAAAGCCTTGATTTTACTGGGTTTTTCCTTGTTTTAGGAAATTGTAATACGGGGGCCTATATTGCAGTAACCTAAAACAAGCCGATTTTTCTGCGTTTCGAACTTCTTTTTCTGCTCTCTATCATTTCTTTTCATCAAAATTGTGGTATCTTTCCCCCGCGAAAACGGGGGAAATCTTCTGAAAACCATTCATCATTTTGCACAAAGGAAAAGTGCCATTTTCCTGTATTTCCCCTTATAAATTTTAAAACTTGAACTATATTACACTTTTTTCACCCGGTCACGTCCCTGATACTGTGCCAGAATCCATCCCCTGGTGATCCGCATATAGACGCCCCTGGTTCCCACCTGGTATTCCTCCAGGCATTTGTCCTTGGTGCCTTTCTTGATCAGCGCCTCGCCGCTTTTGCCCTTCTTAAAATACTTTCTGCGGCTTGCTGGAATTTCCGAAAACAGCACCTTTTCTCCCCGGCCTCTTGGCTCTTTGCGAAGCTCCAGATCTCTCAGCATCTGGTACTTCTTTCCAGGCGCAAATACCGCCATCCCCGCCACTTTCTTGCCGGAGCTGTCAAAGACACTGTAGCCAGGCTTCAAGGCTGCCTTTGCGCCTTCCAGTGACTTGTAGGCGCCCGTCTGTGTTGTCTTGTCTTCCCAGGTCTTCCGGACGTAATACAGATTCTCCGCAGCGGATCCAGTTCCCAGTTTTTTGTTGACCGCATCCGCGATGTTTCCAAAACGGCTGTACAGGTAATCACCCGGGCACGCCTTATTCGCAAACCACCGGTGGGCGGTCATGTTCTGCAGATCTGCCCGTCCCACAAGTGTAGGATCCGCTTTCCACTTAAGCTCCTTGATCCCATTGCGTCTGCAGATATCTGCGCACAGCTCAATCAACGATGCATACACCTTATCATTGACCGCAAATGGGCTTGATACATCGCTTGCGCACTCAATGGTCACGGCTCTGTTATCATTTGCGGCGTTACTGGAACACCAGGACCGGTCTGCCTCATCTACAATACAGATGATCCGTCCATCTGCACCAATGCCGTAATTGGCGCTCGCCTGTGCTGTCGGATTGCATAGCCAGTTTCCCATTGCTTCTACGGATGCCTGTCCAACGTAGCAATGTATTGTAATTGTATCTATTGTATGATTTCTTGGACTGTTCCGGTTTGGAGAAATCCTTGTCATGCTTGCCAATTTAGAAATGCTCATCCTTTTCACCCTTTCATTTTTCATTTTTATTGTATTTTGTTCTGTCCCAGATGCTCTTGATCTTTTCCCATCCTCCTGTTGATACCAGATACACCACAAATGCCGCGACAAATGCTGCGAATACATAGTACCATGTAATTACCATCTTGTAATATGTACACAAAACAATCAGTGCCACCGGGCACAAAATCATTGATGTAGCAAGTGCCACTACGCTGGTCGGAATCTTGTTAAGTCCCGGCATCTCCTTAATCACCTGTACAATAACCGATACCAGGAATGCCAGTCCTCCAATCAATGCCAGTCCATAGGTTATGTACTCCATCATCGTGTTCATATTCATTTTTTTGTTCCTCCTTTTTTTTAAAATCCGATCTGTTTTAGAGCAAATCCAATCACAGCTCCAAGCAATGCAGTAACGACATATCCAACGGCCTTCCGCCACATCTCGCCGTCACGGGATTCCAGTGCTTCCAGACGCTTTCCCTGCTGTTCCTGTTCTTTGACCATGCTCTGCAGGCTCACAGCCATTTTTTCTACAGACATAGCGATATCACCGATCTGCTGAATTGATTTTTCCACCAGGTCAATTCTCCGGTTCTGGCGTTTGTCCTCTTCTTCCATCCGGCGGCGGAACTCTTCATGTTCTTCTCTTGATATTCCTTCCACGTTGCTCTCCTTTCAGCATCACACCTGCTACTCTTTCTCTGTAATCATGGCATCCTGCACAGCATAGGCGGCATCCTCAAACGTAGCGGCATCTTTCCGACACTGAACACGGTTCGCCTTGTACAGGGCTTTGTCTACCTGCCAGCTGGAAAGGTTCATATCGTCGGGATTATCGCTGTTGATAGTTGCCTGGTAATTTTCAGCAGCAACGCCATCGATAGTGGAAGTTGCGGTAAGGGTTACGTTCTTTTTAATTTCACTTAACATAGTGTATTCTCCTTTTTTGTATGTGGCCCCGGTATGTTCCGGGACCATGACTTTTTTGACTGTTCAAATTAGTGGTGTCCGGCAATGTTCCTGTCAGCTCAGTGCCTGCCGGAGTGATTTGTTCTCTTTCTCTAACGCCGCAATTCGGTCGAAAGCCTGTGCAAGCTGATACTGCAGGCTATTCATGCGTGATTCTACGGCATCCTGCCTTGTGGACTGCTTAATAATGTCTTTGTGCTGATCCTGGATGAGTCGCAGCATTCCGGGCACCATTTCCATGACGTTCCAGTTTTCCGGCACACCATTTACGTACCCGCAGCCGACTGGGTATAATTTTGCGACATCCTCCGCAATAAAACCGATGTGCAGCTTTTCTCCATGCGGTTCATCCTGACAATATCCATCGTTATATCGGTATGTAACCACTGGTAAGTCATATAACGCTTCCGGTGTGCATGTGACGTCAAATATCTCTGCGATATCGTGCTTGTACCGCTTGGATGAGGAAGCGTACCTTGCAATACGGCCATTTGATGTGACGTAAGATGCCTGATTGAGGTTTGTGGTCGTGTTGGTGTTGCCATACGTGTCATAGAGACCGCCCACGATAGTCACTTTCCCAAAGGCTCCGTTTTTGTCCAGGAGCGGAATCTCCCGCCAATAGCCCCACTTGCTGTTAAATCGGTATCTGTAGGCCACTTTTTGAGTTGTCATGCCCAGCGCCAGCTGTGTGGTGCAACTATCATCAGGTCCCTGGCCGGTAAAGATGTGGTACCAGCTGGCATCCGGAAGATAAGCGCAGGCACTGTTGTATTCCCGCCAAAACGCCCTGTTTAACGCCGGTCGACCATTTGCATTGACATCCGTTCCAACACGCGGCATCGCCATGTGGGTGGACACGGCAGCGGATGCTACGGAAAAATTTGATGGATTGTACACATACATGTCGTTTGCATCGTTTCCGCCCCACATCCAGGTTGGCTGGCCATCCTTCCCGGTCCAATGGAACGTCATGGCTGCTGCTTTCGGGTCGCCATTGTTCCGGAGCGTGAGTGCGTGGGAAGTATTGCCGTTAAAATAATTTGCCGTAACAACATCCATTACAGCATTTCCGTCATAGGTAATGCCATATTCCGTCGTAAGTCCTGCCGGTTTGAGTGTGATGGCTCTTGATGTATTGTCAACTCCGATGATTACGCTTGCGTCCCCTGATGAGAATGACCTCGTCACGCTTAAGGTTCCGGAAAAGGTACCGGTGGCGCCACTGAGCTCCCCAGTAAACGTTCCAGTGGCACCATTAAGCACCCCGTCAAAGGTGCTTTTCCCGGTTATATGCAAGTCTGTGGCCTCTATCTTTTTGGAAAACAGGGATGTCACATCTATACGGTCTGCGGACAACGTTCCAACTGTGATATTGCCCGCATTGATTCCAGATGTGACAAGTCCTCCATCAATCCTGCTTTTCCCGGTTACATGCAGATTTGTGGCATCCAGCTGTTTCGCAAACAGGCTTTTTGCGTCAATTCTATCAGCCGATATCGTACCAGTCGTGACATTGCTTCCATTGACCGTTGTTTTTCCAGCTGTCTTGAGATCCGAAACGCTAACATACCCAGCCAGGTTGATCTTGCTGGCGGAAATCGTCACGCTTTCACTTGTCTGGTTGATTGCCGATATGATACCGTCTTTTTCCACTTTCAGTTCGATGCTGTCATTCAGTTGAGTGATACGGGACTCTGCATTCGTGATCCTGGTCGTGGCGCTCTGGAAATCAGAATCCTTTGTGTAGTAAGAACCGACAGTGGCAATGATTCCATCTTTCGTGATCTTCTGGGACGCTTCGTTCTTCCAGGTCTCCAGGGTGCCAGTTCTCCCAGACAGTGCATTGAAGTCTTTCTTCGTGGTGTATGTCTGCCCTGCCCACAGCTTGATGGAATCTTCTTCCTTTTTGATCTCGGATTCTACGTAGGACTCTATTTTAATATCCGTATCTTCCGGCGCCGGTGTCCAGTCGGTGGCTTTATTGCCTTCTTCTAATTTTGCAAGTCCAAATAGTACATTTGACGTCGTACCACAAGTAAACCTTATACGAATACCATCCAAATCTTCTTGCGACGAGAAGGTCTTAGTCATTGAAATTTTTGTCCATTTTCCCGCTATGATTGCAAATTTATTTTCAGACGCGTCTGAGTCCTTATATATTCTTGTGATGAACATTCTCAATGTAATATCTGTATCAGAATATAACCATATTGAAAATGTATACTTTTTATTTGAAAGATTTAGATTATATTCTGTAGCATCATAATCATAATTTAAAAGTCTTGACAAACGGATATCACCAGTTGAACCCGATTTGAATGATACTTTTATTGCTTTATCTAAAGTTCGCCCATTAACCGTATGTGTTACATAATCCCAAGAAGTTACATTTATCGCATTATTGCCATATCTACAAACCCACATACGAGGTGATTTAGAATTGGTGAGTAGATTCCTCCCGCCAATCTCCAGCCCATCTATCTTGCTATTCGCACTGTTTGCGGTATTCTGGGCATTCTGCGCCTTGTTCCAGGCTTCTTTCGCGGCCTCGTAGGAACTGGACTTGCACACAGCTGAGTAGGTGACTTTCCCGTTTGTCCAAAGTGTCTGATCAACAGTGTACAGTGTATTAGTAGACCCGGAAGTATATGCCGGTTCTGCCGTCTTCCAGTTCCCTCCAGGTGGATTCGCAGTCGGCTTGGATGGCGGCGTTGCTGTGGAAGACTGGAGGAGGTAATATTTTGTCGTGGACTCAATGTCAATAATCCATGACACTGTCACCTGTTCTTTGGCTTTTACTGCCATGGCTGTTCCTCCTTATGCTTAACCTTCCAGCTGACAGGTATACACCTGAGTATTATTCACATCGGCTGCGGAAACGGTCAGGTTCTTTGCAGTTGCGATAGCATCCGTGGTGCCGCCTTTATACCACTTGATAGTTCCAAGGCCGCCTGCAACAACACCCGCATCAGAAATTGTCTGCTCAATGCCGCCTTTGTACACGTGAGCACTGAAAACCGTGGATCCGGAACTGTTTTTGAATACCGTTCCATTTGAAGATGTGATGGTAAGGGTGAGTGCGTCTTTCCCTGCCGCACCGGTAGCCCCCTGTTTTGCCACACTGTACTGGGTGTCCGTCTTCCCATTTGTGTATGTAAACACTGTTTTTGTCCAAAGGTACTGTCCTGCCGATACAGAAGGGACTGTGGACTGCCAACCGCTTGTTGGCGCTGTTGTATTGGATGTGGATGCGGCATAAGTGATAGTAGCTTTCGAAATACCGTTTCCGGTTGCCCCTGTGCTTCCTGTCGTACCTTTGATGTTTCCGGAGTACACCCATTTCGCCGCGGATGCCGCGCCTGCAACCGTACACTTATATGTATCTCCGGTAGACGTATTCAAATACATGTCATTTACTTTGGCGCTTGCTACTCCAGAACTAGAGAAAATGGTTGCAGTAGTAGAGGTTCCAGTAATTCCAGTACCACTGTACCACTGAGAGCCAGTAGCTCCTGTTGCGCCAGTAGCCCCCTGTTTTGCCACACTGTATCCGACCGAAGTAGAATTATCTGTATAGGTGATGGTTGTTCTTGTCCACAAATATTGCCCGGCTGCCACGGACGGAATCGTAGTCGCCCACCCGCTTGTAGGAATTGTCGTGCTGGACGCAGATGCCACGTATTCAATCGCTGTTTTTGAAATTCCTTTTCCGGCCGCGCCGGTAGCTCCGGTCTTTGCAACTGCAAAAGAAAACTTCTTATTGACGGTAATTCCGTCTACTGCAACCGGAATCGTTGCCTCACACGCTGTAGAAATAGTTGCTGTAGTCTTAAATGTAATTTTTACTTTTGCTGTACCGCTGCTCTCTACGGTCGCACTGATGCCGGCAGGACACACAATATCCGCCGCTGTAACATTCACTGCTGTACACTGATTTGTGCCGCAGTAAGCCACTGCTTCCGTAGTGCAACTCTGGCCCGCTCCTACGCCGCCAGTTCCTCCAACAAAGGTATACGCCTCACTGGTAAGCATGACTGAATAGGCATCTGTAACGTCAATAATTGTAACCTGATCTGCTGATTTAATTGCCATTTTGATTTCCTCCTCGTAATAAATCTTTAATGTTGACATAGCCGAATGATTGTTCGATATTATAAAAAATCCGGCATTGTCGGGTATATCTACTACAGTTGTCCCGGTTCTTATGTCGAATACACTGACGAAAGCCTTATCAGAATCGAAAAAGCAGCAATAACTGGAACCTTCCGTACTTTCAATCGTTATTTGCTTGGATGGGGGGGGAGATAGTCGGTTCTATCCCAGCCATTCCAAGGTGTTATAACACCTGTGTGTTCAACATATGAGTCTTGTATCAATTCAAATTCCAATGCTTTAATTTTTATCACCTGCCTATACGATTAATTCACACATGAATGTAATTTTGGTGTCTACATCATCTGGTGACAGGGTAAAGGTAAATCCGTCATTTCCGAATCTGGAATCACTGGCTGAGATGATTCCGTAGCCCTCGTCACCAAGCCTCTGCCATTTCCACTGCAGGTAAGCTCCGGCGCCAAATACGCTGTGCATGGTCTCTGCATCGGTGATCCTCTGCTTGCCATGGTAGATGACTACCGACAGCACGGTGGAAACCTGGTCATTTTTGAATACCGTTCCCCTGGAGGATTCCAGTCTGAGCAGGGTGGAAATCTCTTCCCGGACATCTGCAATCTGATCTTTCAGATCCTGCTTGATATTATCCAGTTCCTCTCCGACTTTGCTTCCACTGCTGCCAATGGTCAGTTCATCAATGGAGATTGCAAGCTTCCATTTCCCGTCAGAATCCTTATAGTATTTGATGTAATTGTCACCATCACCAAGGGAAATCTGCCCGTTATCATCCATGTAGATACCATGCACAATATTATGGACGGTGTCCTTCCCCATAGAATGAATATTGTGATCTCCTATCCGGAATCCACCGATGGTTGCTCCAAAGGCTACCAGGTCTTTCACGGAAACTTTCTCTGCTGTGACGGACTTTGCCTGCAGGACGGAACCATTCAGGCTGTTGTAATCGGTCTGTTCGGCGGATGTTCCTTCGCCACTCGCATTGAGCTTGTAGTACAGCCCGTCTTCGCCCTTAATAACCAGTTTCTCCGCTTTGATGGTATTTCCTTCAATCAGATCGCCGCTAATGGTTACTCCAACTAGATGCCCGGTAATGGTTCCATCTCCCACGGTCACGTCCTTAATCAGCCCCGACTGGGCATAAAAGTATTCCATTGCCGCGGTATCAATGTTTGTGAAATCAATCTTTGCATATTTCAGATCCGCCTGCTCTGCACTCAGCTTTTTTACAATCGCCTCATCCAGCTCTGCTTTCGCCGCACGGACATAATCAAAATTTGCCTTGTTTCCAAGAATCTGCTTCACCAGAAACAGATCTGTGTAAGTCCTGTCCAATTTCTGTGCTGTTGGGCCTTTTACGGATGCCGTGTTTTCTGTATCGGTTCCTCCAAAGGACCGGATCTGCGTCAGCACGCCTCCGTCATAATCCTGCATGGAATACATCACGGGAATCCGCAGCACATTTCCTTTCCGATCATTAACTGTTATGATGTCCCCGATATCTAATCGGATATCCCCCAGAAAAGACAGGCCTGCCGGCAGGAATTCCAGATCTTTGACCTGCTCAAATACTGCATTTAACCGCTCCTGTGTCATCACAGGATTTTCACACTGGATATTTGCTTTTCCAGTTCCTGCCGTCAGTGTCTCTTCACCGGCCTGACAAGAAATTCCGGTTATTGTGCATACCGTTTCCTGCATCACCAGGTCGTCATAATACTGGGCAGGATTTATGGTCCGGTCCGCATCTTCATACCACCGGAATACAACGTTTCCATTCCTGTCTGCCACTGCAAATTTGCCGTACAGCTGTGCAATATATCCAAGCGCCTCCTGGTAGGTGTATCCATCAAAAGGTTTTGCATAAGTCGTATTTGTAGTCGGATTCCCGTCATCATCCGTGCCAGATTCAGAGACCACTTTTCTCTGCTGGATGGAAATTCCATCTGGCAGATTGTCCGTTTTGATGGGAACACCGGTCTTCTGGGAAATCTCTTCCAAAACCATTTTCCCATCTGCCGGATATTCCAGCTCGGAAAAATAAGCACTGCCCATCTTTGACTGGATCCGGTCATAGGCGGTAAACTGAATCTGCCCATTTCCGGCTTCCGGTTTCTGAACCGTAAACAGACCCATGGGCACCCATTCTACCTTATCTTCCAGCAAAAGACCGATGCTTAAATAGATCTCCTGATTCTCCAGAGCCTGATCCGGCTGCACCATTTCAACTACCACATACGCCGCCACTGCACCACCAATGCCGATGCTGTCTTCTGCACAGGACCTGGCATACAGCTGTACACTTCGGATTCCGGATGTGATCTCTTTTCCATTAACCTCGATCTTTGCTCGAAAGGTTCTGCTGCTGCCAAGTATGGCCTTTTCAAATTCTGCTGATGCCTGATACATGGCGCATCATCTCCTTTCTACTGCGCATTCTCCGGCTCTCTTACCATAAAGTCGATGGCTTCCATATCATTCATGGAAAGGCTTAACCCCTCCAGCTCTGAAAAATCTACCATATGAATTTCTACTGCATTTTCAATTCCAAGCAGTTCTTCAATGGCCTTGTTCCATTTTCCGATGCAGTCCTTGCGGATCTTGATGTTTCCGTCTTCTGCTTCTTCCTGCACCTGACATTCCTGCAGAAGCTCCTGCCTGGCCTCCTCATAGGGTTTTAAAAGCTGGGTCAACTTATCCTTGTTCTTTTTGATGGCATACAGCACCTTAACCCGGCCGCTGAACAGCTTTGTCCCGGCCTTCTCTTCGCGATTCTGCATATCCACGATCCGGTTTACTGTATTAATCATTTCGCCATTTGTCATTTTTCTTTCCATGTTTTATGATTCCTTTCCGCTTACTGTTCAATCAAATTCACCGCCGTGCCCACATAACGCTTGAAGCCGGCCGCATAGCTGTATACTGGATAGGCAGGGGATCCGGCGTACATCGTTTTCGTTTCCTCTTTTCCAGTTGCTGGATCCTTAAATGCCACTGAAAAGAAAGCCGGAGTAATGGCCGCGTCCAACAACACGGCCATCTCATCTGTCAGAGGCACAAACGTAATCTCCAGTTTTGTTTTCCTTGCGACAATATCCCCAATCATTGTCCCATCAGCTCCTCGGCCAGCATTCTTGGACCATACTGGTTCTTTTGAAATCGTAAGCTTTTGGACGGGAGGCATCACCTTTCCGCCGATTTTCAGCTCATTCATGCTTTATGTCACTCCTTATGTCAGAATCGGGCAGGATCCTGTCGCACTGGTCCGCCGGTTGACTTCCTCGATCACTACATCCGTGATCTTCTTGCCGCCAACATAGATATTGAATACCGGCGTATCGGAGCCGGAACCCCTGCTGGAAAACTGGCTCATGGCCGCAGATACCGCAGAATATACTCCGGATGCTACCGAAGACACGATCTGGTTGTTGTTCATAACCGCCGTGCTTCTTCCGATGCGTCCTACAAGCTCAGGACCTGCTTCTCTGGCAATGAACATCTGGCCGGTAGAAAATGCACCGCCGGATGCTGCCGCAGTAACCGGCTGCCACTGGCCATTCTTGTACAGACCGCCAGAAGCAAGCTTTATTTTTACCCCTCCTCCTCCGGTAACAATCGTGCCTGCAAGTTCCAGTACCGTTCCGGCCGCTTTAGTAAGCTTATTTACCTCAGCAGTCACTCCGCTTAAGTACTTGTCTCCGTTAGAAACGTTATCACTTGCCCGATCCATCCTTGCCCAGAATCCACCGTAGGTTTTATCCTTGATGTTGTCTTTGCCTTTGTCAAACTGAGCAGTCATGTTGCCGATGGTACGGTTAAAGTCTTTGGTGCTTTTCTTCTCAAACTGGGCGTTCATATTCCCAATAGTTCGATTGAAGTTTTTCACAGTCTTCTTTTCGAACTGGGCGGTCATGCTGCCAACCGTCTTGTCAAAGGAAATCTTTTTGCTTGTGAAAACCGCCTTTACTCCATCCAGCCCGTTATTTACGTTCTTCGCAAATACAATCTTTTTTGCCTGGGCCGTTACATTTGCTAGCGTGTCATTCCAGCCTTTCGCCGGAGACATGGACAAAATCTCTGCGCGGACGCCATCCAGGGAGCTGTCCCACCCAAGAGCCGGTGTAACTTTGCTCACCTGACCCTCCAGTCCAGGGACTTTATTATCTATGGGACTCTTCCACTGAATCGTCTTGTTTGTGATGATACCGGTCAGATCAGCGACTTTCTTTTTGTCTTCGGGAATTTCGACCTTGTCCACCTTCAGGTCGGCGTCAATCGTTATTTTCTTTCCGCTTCCGGAGAATTCCTCTTTCTTGTCGCCCTCACCAAACAGGTTATCCCACCATTCTGTAACGCTGTGCCACCACTCTGACACATTATCCATCACTTCGAAAGTCAGTTTCGCCGTTTTGTCTTTGATACCATCCCACACTTTGGTTGTATCTTTAAAGCCGGATCCTTCCTTGCCTTCTGCGGTCAGTGTCGCAAATTTACTGGTGATGACCTGCCATACGGATTGGATTCCACTCAGCGCATTGGATGTTTTTTCCTTTGCATCCGCTGTCAGGGTTACAAACTTTGTCTGTATTACACCCCATGTGGTGCGGATGTTCGAAAGCACACTCCCAGCCGCTTCTCTTGCGCCTGCCGTCAAAGTGACTGCTTTTGTTTTAATAGCTTCCCAGTTTTCCTTTATGGCAGCGAGTTTTGAAGCGGCCGTTTCTTTTACCGTAACCGCAAGCTCTACCACTGTTTTTGCAGCAAATCCAAGCCAGTCCATCAATGTACTCCAGTTGCTTTTTATCAGTCTTACGCCAACATCGATTCCACCTTTGATATCATTTCCCAAGCTTGAAAGCCAGGATGTCAAATTTTTCCATCTGAGTTTAACCAGTAACACTCCTACATCAACAACGCTCCTGATGTCTTCTCCCAATCCAGAAAGCCAGGATGTAAGGCTCTTCCATCTGTGCTTGATCAGTAACACTCCTGCTTTTACAGTCGCCCCAATATCACCGATTTTTTCTGCAAAAAGCGTACTGATTTTATTGCCGATGCCTTCCCAGTCCACATCCTTCAGCCATTCAACGACTTTCGGTATCACAAATATGGCCGCCAGGGCTACTCCTATCGCCAATGCAATAGGTCCAAGCCCAACTGCCGCTACAGCTGCAGCTGCTGCTGATACAAGCCCTGAAATCAATGCAGAACCAATGGACGCAAGAACTGTGCTTCCTATGGACGTTACGATATTCACCGACAGCCAGGCACCAAAGGCCGCCGCTAGGACTTTTCCTGCTTCCGCCAGATCCACTTTTTCAGCGATTCCTTTAAACAGGTCCTGCAATGCGTTCTTGATACCTTCCCAGCTCAGCCCATCCAAAATGCCGCCTGCAAAATCCATTGCACCCTTGATAAGTCTTCCAATAGCATTTCCGATGGTTTCAAAATCTGTTTCTTCGATTGCCTTATTGATTCCGGCTGCCAGGTCAATGCCAAGCTGTTTAAAGTTTGTTCCATCCAGCAAAGAGGACAGGCCGCCAAACACAGTATTCAACGCACCAGCTGCTGTAATTCCCACATTCTCAAAGGTTTCCTTTGTCATCAGAGTACACATAAACTCCGCAACGCCGGAGCCAAAATTGGAGGCCGCTGTAATGGCAGTGGACCAGTCAATACCAGACAAAGCCGTATTCGCCGCTGTTTTGATTGCTTCTCCTGCCTCTTTAAAATTGAAAGCATCAACCCAGGTGGCTTTTGCCTCCATAACTCCATTGACTCCATTTTTGACCGCCGTTCCGATTCCTTTCCAGTTTGCTTTCTGCACAAAACTGTTCATGGAATCTGCCACAAACTGTCCAACACTGTCCCAATGCAGATCTTCCATAAAAGAATTTGCGCCGGCCACACCGGTATTCAGCAGTTCTGCCACTGTTTTTCCCACTGTATCTGCCAGACCAGAAACTTCCACGGCTCCATTGATGAATGTTGCCAGCGATGTCCCAACTTTCCGGGCTGTCTCCTGGATATCATCCCATGGAATGCCATCCAGTGCATCCTTGATCTTCGTTCCAAAGATGCCTCCAAGTTCTGTGAAATCCGCTTTTGCCCAGGCATCCTTGATTTTCTCTGCAAAGTCCGCATAACTGTTTGCCACGGTCTCCGTATCAAACATACCGCCTACGCCCGCGCCGCCGCTTCCTCCAGATCCTCCCGAACTGGACTTGTCTTCCAATTTGTTGATTTCATCAAATCCAAGTACCGTCCTCTGGAGTGCCTTGACGGAATTGTTTGCGCCGTTTGCCGCAGATGACGTTTTATTCAGCCCCGCCGCATAATCCTGCTGGGCCCTGGTTGCTTTGGTGTACGTACTCTGTCCGGTCAGCGCTGCAAAGAACTGAGCGATTGCATTGGTAGCAGAAATCAGATAATTGATCAGGGTATCCAAAATTGGTGTCACCGCTGTCAGAATAGGTTCAAAAGCTGTAGCCAGGCCATTCTGTAACTGTACCAGGCTGGTTTTCAGCGTTGACATGCTGGCATTTGTCCGGTCAGAATACTGTGCCAGATTCTCCAGACCCTGTTTTGCCCCGTTGACACTTCCCTGGATGATAAAACTTGCCGCCATGAACTTAGCTGTCATGCCAAGAGTTCCAAGGATTCCTGACAGTCCACGCCCTGTGTTTCCGAGTCCGTTCATGGAATTTCTGGCTCTTCCGATCATCGGAATGCCAGTTGCAAATTTCTGAATCATTGAAGCAAAGGCACCGCCTGCAGATTTAATCCCGGCTGTCACCTGGCCCAAGGTAGATTTCATGCCGGAAAATGTTTTTGATAAAATCCCGGTGGACGCATTTTTCCACTTATCGGAAATTTTTATGTCTTTGCCGGATTTTTCTAATTCCCCCAATTCTGCTTCATACCTTTGAAGTTCTTCATTCATTCTTTCAAAAGCTTGTTCATTCTTTATGAGAGCATCCGATTTTTCTAATGCTGAACCATCCTGTGTTAAGGCAGAACGTAAGTCCAGGTATTCCTGCAGCTTTTTATTCATTCTGCTAATTTCCCGTGTCACTTCTCTGTAGGAATCAGTTTCTCGCTGATAAGAGCCATCCGAAAGCATTGCGTTTTTCGCATCTTTATATTCCTGCAATTTCTTCTCTGCTTCCGTTATTTCTCTGGTTAATTCCCGGTAGGCATTTGACTGCTCGGTAGCTTCTCCGCGCTCCTGCATCGTTTTCAACTCATAGTCCATGGTTTCTAACCTGATTTTTGCTTTTCCAATTTCAGAATTTAAGAACTCTAATTTCTTTTCTGCCCTCTCAAACGCAAAGCTTCGACTTGACCCTGGCTCTCCAGGATGCCCCTTTGTCATCTCTGTTCGTTCCGCCTGCTCCTGCAAAGAAGAAAGTTGTTTTTCTAGTTTTTCCTTATTTTTCAGAATATCATTATATTCTTCAGTGAAAACAGTATTTTTTCCGGATTGCTCCATCTTTACCCGCTGGTCATCCAAATTTTTAAGCATTTGCGAAGTCTTCTGTATACTCTTTTCCAAGTCTGTAAACTTCTTAGCCGGAACCACATCTTTTCCAGACCGCTCCATCTTTACTCGCTTCCAGTTTAACTTTTCCAGCGCATCGGAACTCTTCTGAATGTTCTTTTCCAGATCTTCAAATTCTTTTGTCGGCACAAAGCTTTCACTGGAAGGCATTGCTTTTATCTTCTTCAAAAGGTCGTCCTGCTTTTTCTCTATGTCTGTATATTTTTGAAGCAATTCTTTATAATCATCCGTATACACCTTGATTCCGGCAGCCACCTGGGCTTCTTTTCCGTAATTTCGGATCTCTCTCATAACCTGGCGGAGTTTCCCAAGTCCAAAGTCATTTCTGCCATCATTCATGCTTTTCCGCAGGTTCTCCACTGGGGAATTGATCCTTCTCATTTCTGCATTCAGGGAATCTGTCAGTCTTCTGGTTGTTGCCATGGCTTCTCTTGCCGCCTGATTCAGCTTGGAAGTATTTCCCTCGATTACGACCTGAAGCTTATGAAGTGTTTCACTCATCCATTCACCTCCTCCCTTATCTCAATCCTGCCTCTCTCTGCCGCTTATACTCGGCAATATAGGCCCTTCGTCTTTCTTTCGCTTTTTCCAGTTCCTCTTTTTCCATCTCTTCTTCCCATGCCTGCTTCTCTGCTTCGAAGAGCCACGGAAAAAAGTCCCATAGGTTTCTGGCTTTGTTTTCTTTGTTCAGATACATTCCGATATGTTCCGCTGTTGCCTGGGCAAGGAAAAATTTCTGGGAAAGCTCTTCTTTCACCCGTTTTTCTTCCCTGCGCCGAAAACTCTCCATATAGTCGAAGATCTCCATCACAGATAAGTTCCAGAAATCTGTGACAGAGACCCCGCAGTCCAGTGCCCTTGGGTAGAGCTCCCAGATCTGCTCCGCTGGCGTTTTCCTTAGCCCAGCATCTCGGCTTCTTCCACTGCCTTTTCCACAGTCTCCCTCTGGCTTCCCGTAAAAAAACCGGAAACAGCCATGGTGGGAAGGATTACCTTTGTCAGGAATTCTGTCTGGCTGCCGCCTTCCTCCAGCCATTTGTCATACAATGCATAGACCTTTGCAATATCAGTCTTATGCTCCCACGGGGCAAGTGCAGCCTGCGCCACCGTCAGCATCACGGAAAGCGGCGGCGTGCCGTCTGTCATAATCAGATTCATTACATTGGTGCCGTATTTGTTTTCCAGCTTTACGATCATGCTGGTGGTCAGCTTCAGTTTGTGATCAACTCCGGCAACTGTCCAAAAATGAAACGGCTTCCGTTTGATCTTTGCCTCCTCATAGGAGACAACTTTGCTTTCCTCTGTGGCTTCTTCCTGTTCAAGTTCCATGTCCAGGCCAGCCAGACTCTCTGCTTTGTTAGTCATCTTTCTTTATCCTCCTTTGTCATCATGCCGGATCAGTGTAGGTCGGGTCTCCAACCAGCACCATGGTTGCCTCAAATTCCAGGACTCCATTCACTGCGCCGCCGGTACGTTTTACAGACACCTGCGCAGAAAAGGTGGTCTTGCTCCCATCAGACAGGGTCTCCTGAAAATCCCCGATGGCTTTGCTATCAGACAGCTTTTTTAACACCCGGTACGGAGAATCTGTTTTGGAATTGTCATACTTGAATTTGTACTTCACATCTCCCAGATCGCCGATTCCAATTTCGTACTGCTTGTGGGTATCACTTAAGCAGGTATTTTCCACCTTTTCCGGATCGCTTCCCCAGTCCGGCAGTTCCTTTAATCCAGGCAGATCGGTATAAGATTCATCTGCCGCTTTTGCCTTGTATCCTAATTTCGATGCATTTGTTAACATTCTTCATTCTCCTCTCTACTCAGGCCGATACGTACTTTCACTTTCCATGTCAATGATGGCCTCATATCTCATTACTTTATGTTTCTGATTTGACGGGTCCGGTGCATCCTGGCAGAATGTCCGGAAAAGTCCAATATCTGACAGGGCTTCATCCACCCTCAGCGCTGCTTCCGATGTAGACCGGTTGTTCCAGATATCCACCCGGTACCGGACATAGGACTTGCTTTCTCCCTCGCTGGTAGCCTCATGAATTTTGTTGTCCTCTTCTGTATACTGGACTGCCGGAAGTGTCCCCCAGTCCGCCGGATACTGGTCTGTCACGTTTTCAAACACGGCAGCCAGTGCCGCATAGACCTGGTCTTTTACATTTTTCATAACTGTTTCTCTACTGCCTCCTGAAAGAATCGTTCTACTTTCGATTCTGTATTTTTTAGTGCCGGGTACATATAGGGATGTGCCTTCTGTCCGAAACACTGGTAAAACCGCCCTTTCGGCGTGTCAATGTAGGACCATCCATATTTTTCAGCTGTTTTTCTTCCAATCTGGCTTTCATGGATCCACCAGGGACTCTGTACGTATACGACATCTACATCTGGTGAGATTCCCTGATGGTTCGCCTGGCCTTTCGGGCCGGTGCCAAACTCCACATACGCCGCATAAGATTTATTGGTATAACAGCTTCCTCTCACTGACTCTGACGTGGTTTCCTGTGATGTGTAAATACTGCTTCTCAGTTCTCCATCGCCTACCGGGCACAAGCTCTTTGCCTCTGCCTGTACGGTCTTGATCCCTTTCACAACAGCTTTATACGTATCTACCTTGGAAAGCTTCTCCAGATCAGAAATCAGTTCTTTTGTTCCTATGATCACAGCTTCTCCACCTCCAGTGTCAAAAACCGGTACGGATAAATGGCCGTCACCCTGTAATCCGGCGTACTGCCATACAGACAGATTCCGTCATTTACTCCGATGGTGGGGCCGTCTTTGACTGCATAGAGCAGTTTTCCTTCTTTTCCGGAGATTTCCTCATAGGTTCCTGCAAGGCGCAGATTCCGGATATTCGGAAGCTTAGTGCCATACATTTCTGCCTGGAGCTTGCCACCGGCGGCCCACATTTCTGCAAGAAAAGAAGAAGGCGGCCCATACTCTGTGTACGTTCCACCTTCGTTATCTTTTTTCTGTTCCATGGCGCAGTGCTGATACTCTGCCAGCCTATTCCTTCTGAGTCTCATGCGCCACACCTCCTACCCGTGCCAGCCGGTACCGGTTCAGTGTATCATAGATCTGTTTTGGGGCATCATTGAATGTGTAGCTCTCTCCAGATCCTGTTCTTGCTGATTCTCCTTCTGTTCCCATCCGGTTTAAGGCGATCACTGCCAGATCCCGGACGGCTTTATCAAGCCCGGAAACCAGCCGGGTGCGGTTTGTATAGGCCAGCACCCAGGCAGTGGCATCCTCCATGAGGATCTGAAGGAGCTCTTCGTCCTTTTCACCGGTCAGTTTTTTGAGTTTTTCTAACTCAGTCACTTGGATCACTTCCCATCAGCCGTTGGTGATAAGCCGCGCCATCGGGATGGCTTTCGGATCAAACTTGATGCTCCAGTTCGCAGTCGCAAACAGCTGGTCATCGGTGGGAGACTCGGTCCATCCAGATTTCGGAATGGTAAAGCTGAATCCGTTAGGATGAATGGTTTCTCTCATTCTGGTGATCAGCTCATCCTGACCGCCGTTTTTCTTCGGGTCACGATTGGTTTCCACCGGTACATCCACACGGCCTCTTGCGGTACGAATCACGCCCTGTCCAAACAGGTAAGTGGTATACTTTTTCAGTGCTTTATTGTCACCAGTTCCGCCCACGGCAACACACGGCACTCCATCATCAATGATAACGGTATAACCATTTGCAGATGCGATGTTCATAGGCCGCTGGATACCATTTTTATCAGTGTATTTCCAGTATTCCAGAAGCTGCTTGTTCTCCAGGGTCTTGGCTACGTTGGAATGCATGATGGCCAGTCCGAACTGGTCTTTGTGGTCACCGCAGGCCAGAGTAGCCAGGTCATTTAAATCGGTTTCTGCGATATTTCTTGCGGTGGCAGTTGTTGAACTCAGATCCAGTGTGTGATTTTCGTTCCAGGTCTTGGCATTACCGGAAGCTCCAGTGATACCGAATACCGCATCTGTAATACCAATCAGACGTTTCTGACGCTTCTTCTGCCAGTATCTCGCGATGGTAGCAACGATATGCCCCATCGGGTCAGCACCAGAAAGCTCAGCGGTAAAGTTCCGGGCAAAAAAGCCCTTGGCTCTGCCATATACGATACCACTCTGGCTGCCGCCGCCAACCTCCTCAACAGTGATATCAGTTCCGCCATCGTAGTTCTGATCCTCGCCATCCAGGGTATCATAGAAGGGAATTGTGTAGAAGTTTCCATTGTGGGCGATTCTCTCGGCAATCACCGGGTCTTCCACTACTGCCCCAGATTCAATCATTGCAGTCAGGTACGGGTCCGGAGACTCGCTCCACATCTGCATAAATAATTCCTCGTCAAAAGGAATTCCAAAAATTGTTCCTGCCATTTATTCTTTCTCCTTTTTATCTTCCGGACAGCTGCCTGTACAGTTCCGGATGTTTTGTTTTCAGCTCCAGCCGCTGTGCGTATCCCATTTTTGCATATTCCTCTTTTGTCGGGATATCTTCTTCCGGTGCTTTCTTCAGCGGTTTTCCGCCTTTCAGCCGATCATTTACAGCTGCTTCCACAGCCTGCTGGAATGCTTTTTCCACAGCACCAATGGATTTCCTGCAGGCATCTGCGTCTGCATAATCCAGCACCTCGGCAAGACTTACCGGCAGCTTCTTTTCCGCCAGGGTGTTCTTTGCTTCGGCCACCAACTCTTTTCTTGTGATCGCTGCTTCCCGGTCTGTGAGCTCTTTTTCCTTTTTCTGCTGCAGATACTTCGTCTTTTCTTCTTTGGTCATCTGTGCAAGCCGCTCAGCCTCAGACAGGTTTTCATCTGCCAGAGCCTGCCACTTCTGCTGTGCTTTGCTTACCGCTGTACTGACAGCTTTCTGCACACGCCGGTCAAACTCAGCCTGATTTCCGTCGCCTTTCAGGAAGTCATCAAAGCTCATCGGCCCCGTGCCTGCTCCGGATTTTCCTTCGCCGCCTGTTCCAGCTCCGCCGCCATTGCTGCCATCAGCCCCAGCACCGTTTCCTTCACCGGTTCCCCCATCCGCAAAAATCTGCAGTTTCATCGGAAGTTTACAGTTACACATAAAAAATCTGTTTCTCATTTTAAAATCCTTTCCGCCCAGTCTATTCGCATCTGCGCCCGGACCATTCAGTTTTGGAGTTTCCCCTGCTTCTTTAACGCCTGGCAGGAAAAAGGCATAAAAATAACACGCATTGCTGCGTGCATTGCTCGTTTGAAATTGCGCCGGCGCAATTATTCTTTGTGTGTTACAGTCGCTCCCCACTCTGGCAGGAAATTGATTTCATAATGATATTTATCTACATCTGATCCGGAAACATCTTCGACAACATACATGGTATAGTCATTCAGGTACACCAGGTCATTCTTGTATTTGCCCTCTTCCGTCTCGATAATGACCTCAAGTTCGTTTGCTGTGTTATTTTTCAGAGCAAATGTTCCTGTCAGTTCCAGCAGGATCGTGTCCGTCCGCGCATTCACTACTGTGAGTTTCCGCGTCACGTTGAAGTTGTCAGCCTCCTGAGAAATGTTGTTGCTGACCTGGTTTGCCTCCGTACAACCGGTAATGGCCATACACACAAGCAATGCCATCAGCAACACTGCCATCATTTTCTTTTTCATGTTTTTCTCTCCTTCATTCTTCATAAATGACATCTAACCCATAAGCCACTGCCGCATCATGTTCAAGGCGACATCCACGGGCATTTTCCCAACCCTTGCAGAAATAAGCAGCATGACACAGACTCATATTTTCAAGAGATTTTGCCAAGAAGCAAAGAGGGATCTGCACAACTCCACGTTCTTTCATAGATTTGTTGCTGTACCATTCATCTGTAAACAACGTATTTACAATATCATAACCCTTATCTTTAAGTACTTTAATTGCTTTTTCTCTGGTTGCTACAATTTCTTCATCGGTTTTTCCAGCCATGGGCTGACTTAACATAGCTTTCATTGTTTCTCCTCTCTTTCTTAAAATTGTGTATAAAAATACCACCGGCCGTTTCTGACTGGTGGTATTTATATTGTGAATTTCACCTCTGTGTTTCCGTTTTTGTTTGTGACGCTCAGATTTCCTTTCGAGATGATATCCATTCCGATAATAAAATCCACATCATGATTTTCCAAAGGGAATCCAGCTATTTTTATATTTCTGAAGATCATTTCTGGAGTCAGACATACATCCACGATGTAATATGTGATGTCCTGCTGCCCGATGGTGCTGATTCCAACACCTGTATCAACTGGATGCAAGCCCATCTTTCTTGCCAGACGTTCCGAAATGCAGGAACTCGATGCACCTGTATCCCACAAGGCTTTATCAATCCGGAATCGTTCTGAATCATCCGCGCATTCCCGGATATCCAAAGAAGTAGTCAACCGGTCAGCAAGTCCGGAATACTGATCTGTAACCGTGCAATCCGTGTAAGCTTTCAATCTGTGAACTACGTCTTCCTGTTTCTTCTGCCTGGTATCCAGCAATCCTATATATACTTTCTTTTCCATGGCAGCTCCTCTCTGACACGTTACAATTCCGGAATCGTTTCTTTGATTCCTTTCAACACATTTGCTGCTTTTTTCATGATCGAATTATCGTTCAGGTACTCAAGCCCCTTTAACGTAATCACTGGCGCAATCGGTTCTTCAATATGTGGGCAATAGTCTCCGCTGCACTGATCGTATAGGATGCCCTCTATATATCCCGATTTTGCAAGCATGATTAATATCTTCTCCCAACGCTGGTAAGAGATATTGAGCCTTGTATGAGATATCTGTTTTACATCAAACTCATCATAGTCCATAGCCTGCTCCAAGGTTTTCAGGATTTTGTATATGACTGTGAAATTATCCATCTTACACCTCCGAGCTATTTTTTTACTTTTTCAATATCATCAATGGTCACATCAATGGTATCCCAATCAGCAGGTGAATCACCCACATCTGCAAGAAAATGCGTATCATCCAATACTTCTACTATTGCAGCCTCTCGACCGTCTTTCAAAATAACTGTATCATATTGTTTTATAAGCATTTATTTCGTCTCCTTAATATACGCACTCGTTAAATTTATTGTGCCATCTGTTTTTCTTAACCATGCTACAATTACATTGGCAGGGGTTCCCTTCTCGCCATAAATAATCATTTTCTGAACATATCTGTCACCGTATCCATTATTGTCAACATACTGTGCTGAATATTTTTTGGCTCCCTGTTTTAATTCATCGCGTAGTTTCTGCCAATTATCTATACTGTATCCCAAACGGTCTGTAAATGCCTTTCCTTTCGGATATCCCTTCACGCTGCTTTCATCAAAAAGATATTTGGTAAACTTAGGCTCTGGTAGAATAGCATTTTCCGCATTTGGCAGTTTCAATTCTGGATTCTGTAGCAGCTCGTTTCTTCTTTGATAATCAAGCTTCATAAAACTCCATCTCTCAGGTTCATTATACTTCATCTTCTGGAAATCCGCAAAGTTTTTCGGCATATCTTCTCCCAATATTTCCCGGTACCGCTCATACTGTTCCTGATCTGCTGCCGCATTCTTCGCAGCCTTTTCCTTCGCTTCTGCTCCCGGATTTCCTTTGACATATTTCTCATACCATTCCGGATAGGTCATGGATGCCGGAACCAGATAAGTTTTCCCCGTTTCCGGATCCCGGGCGCGCCGTTTCATCCCAGCCATTACATCAGCCGAAATGTATGCAATCGTTGTTGACCGGCACCAGGGATGCATAGGCGGGCAGTTTTTTCCAACCTGCTGTTCTGACACAAGGAAGATCTTTCCATCCAATGCACGGCAGACCTCCGATGTCCGCAGATCCAACGTTGCCAAATACTGATATTTTTCAATGCCACATTCCTTATACGACTGCATTTCCATCTGGTTGGAAATATAACAACTTTCTGTCCGGACCAGGCGGCGTGCTTTGCTGGCACTGGCTCCAAACTTCTTGGAAAGGATCTCTGCAGTTTCTCTTTCTGTTCTTCCAGAAACCAGATCCATCAGCAGCTCCTCTTTTAAATCCTGCGCCAGGGCTTGCGTATTGCCCCATATCCGGCTCGAATAGTTCTTCCCTGACCATTTGCTGTTTACCACTTTATCAATCTGATTCTGGCTTATATGTGTTACTGGGAATCCCATCCCAGTTCTCTGCTGGATGTCAAATGCCGCATGGTTATAAACATCTTCCGCCAGATCCACATAATGTGCGGCAGACAGCTTTCTTTCCTGACGGTACACCTGATTCATCACAAGATCAATCTGCCCTTGAAGCCTTTCAAGGCGTTCTATTCTTGCCCGGTAGGCCGGCGCTTCCAGCTGGGAAAGCAGGTCTTTCCTTTCATCCCGGTCGCTGGTTTCCTGCAGTTTCTTCTGCAGTTCCCGAATGGAAGCCTTGTTCTGCAAAGCATTCAGCAGCTCCCTTGCTTCTCTTTCTGACAGCCGGTGCTTTGTCTGGTACTTATCAAAAATCCCGTCTATGGACTTTTTTAGATACTGAGACGCATTGACATACAGCCTCGCGATCTGGTCCGCAGTCTGTTCTGCACTCTGCATCTGCTCCCACATCCGCTGGGCCGCCCTACGCTGCCAGTATCTCTTATCCCCTGCCATCTACGTTCTTTCCTTCATTCGGCGGCGTGTTCGGCTCATTTCCAAACAACTCTTTCTGCTGTTCTATTGCCTGTGTTTCCTCTTCTTCTACCGCTTTCAGTTCTTCATCCACGTCATCGACAAACGGGATCTGGGACAGCAGCGTCTTTCGGCTGACCTTTCCCCACAGATTGGAAACGATCTGGGAAATCTCCAGCAGGTTTTTGGGCATCGCTCTGGTAAATACCGGTGTGATACCTGACGGATCCACATATACCTGATGCAAGGCAAGGAAATTGCAGAAGATCCGGAGGCGTTTCCGCAGGCCTTTTTTATAATACCGGGTTTTGATCTTGGTAATGTTTTCCATACCAAGCAGTTTAAACTCCATGGCCACGCCAGACACATTCCCTCCAAAGGATTCATCTGTCATACAGGGAATGTGGCTGAATTTATGAATGTCCTGCTCCAGGGCTTTTTTCAGAATCTCAACGCCGCTCTCATCGAAAGTGCGAGTCAAGTATTCCGCCTTGGCATCTGCAGGGAGTTCCAGAAGTTTCTCTTTTTTCAGATGCTTCATGGCTTCTTCCCCGCCTTTGTGGTCTCCTGCTTCTTCTGCATCTTCATCAGAAAGCAGTGCTCCATACAACGCCAAGATGGAATCAATGAACTGTTCCTTGTCTGTAACACGGTCAGACATCAGCACGTTATAGGCATCAATCAAGGGAATCTGCAGCTCATAGTCTCCAATCGCCAGTTTATTGTTCCGGTATTCGATCAGCGGGACTTCTCCAACATGGTGTGGCCTCGCTTCCTCTGTCAGTTTCTGTGGACCCGATGCATCCTGAATGTTCAGCACATATTTGTAATTCTTGGTAATCACCGTGGCAATGAAAGTTTTGGATTCTTTGTCTGAATCATCTTTCCGCACATAGTAATAGACACCAAAGAGCTCTCTCTGCTCAATGGTGTCATCGAAAACCATGAAGGTACTTTCCGGAGGAAGATTCTTCGTTACCAGATCCGCATCCTCTTCGCCAGTATAAATATATTCATATGCCCTGCCATAAATGGAAAGATCCAGGCCGTTGTCCCCATCAGTCTCATCGGCCCCGGCCAGTTCCAGTGCATCCATCAAGGTATTGATGTCCTGATCGGACTTATATGTCACCGGATTTCCGATGAAATAGCTGCTGGCCGTATCTGTGATATCCTTGGCGTGATTGCAGACCAAGCGGTTTTCCCGGTCTTCCTCATCCAGGATCTTATGTTTGCCCTCGTAGTATCTTTTCAGTTCATGAAATCTTTCTGCTGCTGCCCGATGCTTGCAAATCAAATGCCGGATCACCTGCTTGTCCGGATGTAACTCATCCCATCCATCCGCAGGCATGGTAAATACATACACCGCAAACCACCTCCTTTAATGAAAACCGGCTTTATTTTTGTTCCGGATAATTGCTGTCTGATTATTGAGAATTGTATACACAAAGTAGCGTAACGAATCCATGGCGTGATCGAACTGCTTCACTGGCTTGTCTTCTCCATGCTCCGCTGCCTTCTCATCCCAGATATAAGATGCAAATTCCTTGATCGTATTCTCACAGGTATCTGAAAACAGAATTTTTTCCTGATTCAGTTTCGTTCCTACAACACGAATGCCGTCTTCCACATCGTTTTTTGCTTTTATGACGGAATAACCATGCTTCCTCAGTTCCGCGATAAAGGAAGCGGCAGCCGGATCCACAATCACGGCTTTGATCTTTGTCCCATCCAGCCATTCTTTCAGGTCATCCGCATATTCCCGGTCTGTTTTCTGCTTTCCGGTATCCCGGCCAGAATAATAATACTCTCTGGTGCAGTACCAGACGCCGTCTGTACCCTTGTTCCAGAGCAGAAACACTGTGGCGTTTTGAGTTCCGTAGTCACAGCTGACATACCGGCCAACCGGCAAAAGTTTTTCTTGGAAGGAAGCAAGCTTTTTGACATGCTTTTCTACGTCAAACATGTCATAGATGATTCCTTCAGCCATACACCACAAGCCCTGAATATAACGCTTGTAGAATACTCCTGAGTACATTCCACGGTATCTGGCCTTGACCTTCTCAGAAAGACTGAGATTATCATCCATCGTGAAATGCAGGTAAAGCAGATGCTTTTCTTCCTGCCGATCAATCCAGTTCTGCTTGAACCAGTGATACGGGCCGTCAGGGTTACAGTTGAACCACATCTTTGATCCATCCACGGAACAACGGCCTGTCGCCTGGTTCACAAAGGATTCCGGCATCAGTGCAACTTCATCAAAAAATACTCCGGCCAGGGTGATTCCCTGGATGAGATCCTGAGACCGTTCATCCTTTCCGCCGAAAATGTAGAAATAGTTCTCTATATTTCCCCTGGCAATCACCACCAGATTATCCGCCCGGTGATCCACTACCCGGTATCCTCTGGACTTCATCATCAGTTTCAGCCAGAACAGCACGTTTCTCCGGAAAGAACCGATGGTCTTACCACACATGGCAAAGTTCTGCCCGCTGAAACTGTTCATTGCCCACAGGGCAAAGGATAACGACATGCTTACTGTCTTGCCGGAACGAATCGCACCGTCTGCAATAATTCCATCATATTCTTTCACCGGGGAATCTTCCGTCCACCAGTTCAAGATCTGCCGCTGTTTCTTTGAAAATGGCTGAAAATGAAAATACTGTTTAGCTCTCTTCATCCGTCCAGTCCTCCAAAGCAGTTCCTTTCAAGGCTTCCAGGAAGCCATCATCTGCTGTTTCTTCTTCGTCATCTGTCTGAGTTTTTGCTTTGATGGCCTCTGTTTGAGCTTTGATCTGCTCAATTCTAGCTTTCTGCTCCCGCTCATCCAGCTCTGATTGTGTCCGGTCATTCCAGCCCTTAAAATTGTTTCTCAGACTGAACTGTGCGCCGTTTGTACCGTCACGGTCAAACAATCTCTGCTCGGTATATTCTTCAATTCTGCTCTTTGCGCGGGTAATCGTGTCAACGAACTCTTGTTTCGCCTGATAATTAAGCAATGCCATCCGGCTTGTAAATCCCAGTGCCAGAGCTAATCCCGTTACGGTTGGCGGCCGCTGGTTAATAATCACTGGATTCCCCCATTTATTCAAAACGGGCTCCCCTGCATCATTCTTCAGTATTTCCCCTTCGCATTCCTTAAAGTAGGTCTCTATCTTGCCTTCAATTTCTTCTTTACATTTATATGTCGGCGGCCTTCCAGTCACCTTCTTCTCAGCCATATAGGCCACCTCCCCCCTGGTTTTAGAAGTAAATAAATACGCCCTGCATTTCTACAGGACGTTTGCAAAAAAAATGTATATAGTTGGTAGCTTCTCGCGAATCCAATCGGAACACCAGGAATCGAACCCGGGACAACGCTGGATATAAGCCAGCTGCTCTACCACTGAGCTACGTTCCACCAGCGCCAGGACTGCCATGCCTGACGCTTTATACGCACAAGAAAGATTTCAACTCACGGCCCAACAAGAAGACCGACACTTCAGGCAATGAAAACTTTGCACAGCCTGTCGAACCGCCGGGCCATTCGCCTTTTGGCTCATTATTATTATAATCCGGTAAATCCGGTATAAACGGTGTTTTTTATAAATTTTATCTGCTGACACCAAGTTTAACCATCAATGCTTCCTGCAGTAGCTGGGAAAAATTGATATTCTCCCGCATAGCAGCCTCATTTAACCATTCCGGAATACTCAAAGTTTTCTTTACTGCTCTGGAGGAATTCCTTCTTCGATATTCCGCCATATCAAACTCAACGATGATTAAAACGCCATCCTCTGGATCTACTTTGTCAAGAGTCGACGCTTTGGGAATCTCTTCCCCTGCTTCTTCCATCGTAGTCAATGACAAGCCAAGAGCATCTACCGCCATTTCATATGCCTGCTGCATATTATCTCCCTGTGTCATGCATTCTGGTATATCTGGAAAAGTCACCCAGAAACCGCCTTCTTCTGCTTCGTGGAAAATAGCTGGATAAAATAATCGATTCATACGTAAACCTCCATTTCAGGTGGCAGGGGCTATTTAAGCCCCGCCTGTTTTAATATTGCCTGCTCCATTCCTTTTTTCAGGTCTTTGGAGTGATAAGGAACGATTACCGTTCTCCCGGTTTCTTCGCATTTCAGCTTAATGTGTGAACCATTTTGACTGACTTCTTCAAAACCGTTTTCTTTCAGGAGCTTTAACATCTCCTTGGGACTCATTGGCATCTTTTGTATCTCCTTTCCTTATCATGGTTTTATTATACTACGTATCTTTACGTATGTAAAGTATTTTTACGTGCTATTACGTATTTTATATTCCACATTTTTTCAAGTATTCATCCCGGATATACCGTCTAACATAATCTCCTTTTCCCGGATAATTCATTTTCATCCCGATCTTTTCCCAGGTCATTCCGTCTCTGTAAAACATTTTGAATGCAAGTCTTGTTCTTCCATCCTCAATCCCTTCCAGCCACGTCTCCACCGCTGCGGCCTGGTCTTTCTTCTGCTGGAGGACTGCTTTGCGGTGATCATATTTTGCCTGGTCGAATCCCACCACGGTTTCCGGCTTCTTGGAACCGTTCTTTCCATTCAGGATCACCGTATTCCCAAAACCGGTATCCGTCAAACGCATTTCCTTCAGCTCATATTCCAGCAGGGGAATCTCTGCTTTGATTTTCCGGTAATCCTCCAGCATCTTTCTTGTCACTTCCATACGCCTCCTCTGTTTGCCGCTGTCTACCATGTACCTTTGCTGTTCTCTGCAAGGTAAACATAATCGTAAGATACAAGAATTCCTTTCCTATCAGCCAGCGTTGCAAAATGCGGATGCAGTTCATGAATCCGGAACTTCTTTATCACCCGCGTCTCCTCTTTCTGTCTCTCGGCCTTCTGTCCAGATGGGACTTTCAGAAGAATCTGTTGTCCCACATGGTAATTCTTCCGCATCTCTGCTATAGACTGAACTGTATACCGGATAGGTGGCCCGATAACGATATCCCCTTTTTTCAGCAGCTTTTCTCTCTTTTCTGGCCGGTAGCCGGGTTCCAGCTTGTCCATTTCCCTCTTTATCCCTCTTGCCAGAGTCCGGTATCCAATTCCAAGTTCTGCAGCGGCCTGGCTCCTGGTCATCCCCTGCTTTATCAGATGCATTGCTTTCTCTGCCATTTCTTTTGTCATCACAACTTGCCCTCTTGCCACGTTTTCACCTCTTTCTGCTTTACAGGAACCTGTTCTGCCTCTTCGTACTCATTGCAGTACAAGGCGCCATATTCCCATTTAAGCTGGCACCCTGTCTGGTGTTTGCATTCGCTGCAACGTTTCATTTTTCCTTCCAGCTCTTGCACTCCTTGCATATCTTCTTCGTCACACACAGCGTCCCATGGATCATCTGATATCTTGGACAGCTCGGCAGCACCAGCAAAATTCCAAAACCAGCACTGCCTGCAGCATGTCTGCATGTGGCATATTTCTCATACCCTGTCTTTTCCAGGTCAGGGCTGTTCTTTTTCATGCTCTTCATCTTCCTGCGCCTTACACAATGCATATGTAGCCAGTACAGCCGCCCCGGCAATCATGCCAAGGGCAAATACCACCACTCCCATCAGCATCTTCCAAGTACCTCCAATTCTTCCTGTGAAGGGAACCGGATTACTCCGTTTTCTCCCTTCATGCGGTTGATCTTGTCTTCCATCCACTCTATCGCCGCCATTGCTGCCTCTTCTGACTTGTAGGAAGCAAAGCTGTTGAAATGCCCTGCATCCCCTACCAGAATCTCCCATGTGCTTACTTTGAGGGCTTCAATTATGACCCCTGCTGTATTCTCCAGCTTTTTCCCATCCTGTGATCTTACAAATACCATTTTCCAACCTCCTATCGTTTGGGGCTTTTCAATACTTTTCCATGATATTTTCCACGCATCCGCCGGTCATGTCCTGTATAATCAAATCCGGCGACACCTATTTCAAAACGCTTTCTTGTAATGCCCTGGCGCTCTTCCATGTTCTGATTCTTGGCTGCCTGGTATCTTGCGCACCGATCATGGCATCCAAGATATCTGTCTTTGCAGTCTTTGCATGGGTATTCCTGCATGTTTCTCAATCCTTTCTTTTTGTCCGGTTACACCGTTTTCCCAAATTTTTCCCGGATCCAGTCCGCCCACATGCTCCTGCTTATCACAGTTCCTTTTTCTCGGTATCCATCGCATGTCCGTTCTGCTGTCCCACCATATTCACGTTCCGGAAATGCTCTCTCCTACGCTAAGCGGTGCATCCATATTTTTCTCCATACAATCTTTTCCACTCCCTTTCCAACTGTTCCAGAAAATCTAAGATCAGTTTCTTGGCAAGCCAAAAATCATATTTCCTTCCAAGCTCACCAGAATCTTTCATAACTGCATCCCAGTATTCATCTGTGTCTTCTGCAATCCAGTAGTTTTTCATCAAAGTCCAATACTCTGACATAAAATCTCTTACTTCAGGAATCTCTCTTGCTTCAACTCTCATTTTTTTTTCTTTGTGACCCTCCGTTACCGTAACGTGACCGTTTTAAAACCCGCAAATCCTTGATTTTCCTGAATGTGACCGTTGTGACCGTGTGACCGTAATTTTTCTATATGCGCGAGGCTCACACCTCTATATGCGAATATATTTTTTCTCTATATATAAGTGATTTTCCAGGGTCACACGGGCACACGGGCACATTTTCTTCTAATTAAACGAAATATCTTCTTCATTCTCTTTATTAGTCTGACTATTCTTGAATCCTTTCGGTATTTCATCCACAGCTTTCAAATAGATGCTTTTTACTGTCATGCTTCCTACTCTTCTTGTTTTTGTAGGATATCCTCTGGAATCTGTCTCTATCAGATCTTTTTTGATGCACCAAGCCAGGAACGCTTTTCTGGAAAAGTTTCCAGCTTTGCAGATTTCATCAAAAGCTGCGCTGTAAATAATTACTTTTTTTCCCATCTGCGGATCTAGTAAGGTTTCGCCCCATTTTTCGCACTTTGTATCATAGTCAAAACGCTGCTCATTCATGGAAACCTTATCCATGATGTACCAATATGCTCTTTCGTTTTCAGAAACCATTTCCTTTTCTGTCAAAAGTTCTTTGGCTGCCTGAAGATTTATATACTGTCCATCATGAAAAAGGTAATCCGTTGCGATTTTGTCCGCAGTCAGAACAATGCTCAATGATATACTCTGCTTCTGCATTTTGTCAGCATCCTGCACAAGCTCCTGATAGTGCCTCTGCAAGGCTTTTATTGTCTCAATGGGCATTTCCTTAACTATCTTCACAAAATCCATTCCTGCGTATCCGTAGTTCTTTTTAAGCGTATCTGCAGTGTATTGAGGATCATCAAAAATCTTCTCTGAACATTCGACTTCTATGATTCTGTTGATTGCTCCTCCCTGGCTGACATATCCGGCAAGGGGCCGCTCGCCATTGGTCAGAATGCAGTTCTGCCAGCGGTTTTCGCGGTTCACTCCAAGCTCCTTATTTGAACGGCTCTTTCCTTTTCCGGAACAAAGATCATAGACAATGCCTTCAAAATTATCTCTGATCTTTGCAGATACTTTGGACGTATCATCAAGAATCAGTGGAAGATTGTTCAGCATATCCGATTTTGCTTCCAGTGCAACATCTGTTGTCTTGAAATCCCCAATATATCTGGATTCCCCAGGATTTGCCCACACAGATGCTCCCAGCATAAGTGTGACCGTTTTTCCACCTTCCGTTTCACCCCATAAATCTATAAAAAACGGAAGAGCTCCCAGTGGTTTGATCAGAATACTTGCAAAGCTTGCCGCCATCATAATCTTTGGTTCCATCCTGCCAGATGCTCGAATGCTTTTTACATGTTCATACCACTCTGCTTTGCTTCCACCGGTAGCAATACTTTCATACAGCTGCCGGAATCTCATATCTCCATCGAATATGATTTCTTTGTCGTAAGGAAGGAAGTAATCTCTGACCCAGCCAATCTTGCTTGAAGAATACTGAATATTGATATAATCATCGTTTGCATTTTCAACGTCTGAGAGATATCGAACCAGAAATTTTGCATTTTCCGATGTTACAGAAATTCCAAGGGCAGATAAGCCTACAATCTTATTTGCTGACGTGACCATAGTTTTTGGTACGATCACTTCAGACCATTTTCCGTTCCGTTTATAAGCAAGTTTAATCTGCTCTTCTCCAGTCTCCAGATTCTTCATCCTTTCAACTGGAAGAATTGGATGATAACAGGCAGTGATATCAGGTGCTCCTGGGTTTGTATTTGATATTCTGATTCCGTCATCGTCTGCCATCCAGTTCAGACATTTCATCCTGTCATATTTGCAGTCAGTGAAATTTGTCCACTGATCCAGCATTGATCTGTTGAGCTTTTCTTTTTCCAGAATCTGCTTCTGAACCATTGCATATGCTTTCAGCAAATCTTTAAATTTTTGCTTTACCCCAAGTTCCAGTGCTCTATCCTGAAGAGCCAAAATAAGCCTGGCTTTGTATATCTCATCTTCCTGGCTGAATATTTCCTCAAATACTTCCTCATCCAGAATCGAATCCTTTGTAAGCCTGTTCAGCTCTTCCATTTTTAATCACCTTCTTCCAGTCCCGTCAGTATTCCATGCTTGTACATCTCCCATTGCAATTTGTTATATGTTTTACACCATGCATCTGATAAAGGCTTTACCCTGTCAAGAACCATTCTGCAAAAGTCAATCTCTGCCAAACACTCCTGGAGTTTTTCTTTCTCACCTTTTTCCTTTTTATGTCTCATTTCCATATGTTTCTGATGGTGATAAATAGCCATTCTTGAAGAAAAAGTAGGCTTTTCATAAGTCCCTCCAAGAATTTCAAAAGCGGACCTAAAATCACAGTTCTCCATATCCTGGATAAATGTAAAAATATCCCCTGTTGCACCACATCCAAAGCAGTAATAATTGTTCTTGTAAATTTTCATAGATGCGGTGTGGTCACCAGAATGGAACGGACATCTGATAAAGCCGGAATGATTTGTCATGATTCCATACCTGACAAGAATATCTTTCATGGTATATTGCTGCTTGATCATCTCTTTATCCATTCCCAAGAATCTCCATTATTCTTTTTCCTGTATCTTTCTTCTCGCAGAATTCAAACTGTACATGATATCGGTCTCTGATTGTGCAGAGAGACTTATACAACTGGTTTCCATCAACTGCCTTTGCGGAAACAATATACTTTTCTTTTTTCCCGTCCTTCCATTTCCACCGGATCTCATGCTTTCTTGGATTTTTCCAAAAATATACATCTTCCAAAGAACGGATATCTGGTCCATGTTCTACCAGGATTATAAGCTGGATATGTGCCTGCATTGCTTTCATCAGCTCATTTTTAAAACGTTCATGCTGCTGGCAGACATTACTACATAATTCTTGTAAATTCTGCTTTCTGTCAATGATCAGCCGGGGATTATCCAAATTCATATAATCCCCAACCATTAATTTGCTTGAAAAATAGTTCACACCGGATTTCTGAAACTCTGCGAGAATCTTTTGAATTGCTTTTGCTTTTTCTCTGGAGTCGATCTGAATGTCCATTTGACTTGCTCCTTAAAATGGCAGTTCTTCCTGCATTCCTTCCGGAATCTGCATAAAACCATTTGCATCCGTAGGGAAAGGTGTCTGGTTCTGCCCTAACAGTTTCTTTTCTTCGGGGATTTCAACGTCTTTAATCCCTTCTGTGCTTCTGAACCATCTCAGTTTTCTGTTGGAATGTACCTTTCCGTTGTATTCTTCTTCAATAACTCCAAACACACCGCCTACAAGTTTTCCTGTAAAGCATCTCTGGAAGCCGTCCCCCCAGACTATTGAGAAATTCTGGTTTGATTTTTCTACGGAAGTAGTAAAAGTCTTAAACTGTTTTGAACAGTTTCCATCCTGATCATTGACCATGATGTATGTGGTTCCTGCAGCCGGCCATTTTTTGTCAGGTCTGATATCATTTCTGAATGATTCAGAAAAATATCTAGGCTGACAGTCATTCTGGTCAAAATCAAACGAGACCCTAATCATCGTCTTTCCCGTCTTACTCTGCATTTCAAGAACCTCTTTAATTTCCAGAATGTGACCACCCAACTCAATAGGCACAAATCCAGTAGATGCCTGCGTTGTATCGTAATTTGTAGGTTTTAACATATCTTTTTTTCTCCTTTTTTACTTAAAATTCTTTCATAACCTCAATAACTTTCATAATGTCATTGGGTATATACTCTTCTTCAAATGCTCCAAATGGTGTTCTGGCTGTGTCATTGTGCGCAGTGGTAGAAAACAGATAGGAATTTTTCTGTTTCACGGATCTAAGCAGCCAATTAAACTTGCTGTCAATATTGTTTTTTTCTGTTTTCCTTCCATTGGTCTTAATCCGTGTAAATTCATATCCGGAATCTGTCATTTCCGTCTGAGTATGAAAAATCAAAATGACTGTCAAGTCCTCCCGCAGTGTAGAAGGCTTGTCCACTAGATCCCAGATACTCGTAGCAAGATCCATCCATTTGTCATATCCTTTTTCCCGGCATCTTCTCATTTCATCAGACACCATTAAATTGTTGACTGTATCCACCACAAAATAATGAATATGCGGAGCTTTCTCGGCCACATTCTCCAAATACTTGATGACCCTCTGTGGAAAGCTTGTCTTTACATAATTTTTTTTCTCATCAGAATACTGATTTCTCCAGCCTTTCCAGTTCAGCCCTTTTCCATCACAGTCACAATAATAGGTCTCTTCCGGTGGCAGTTCTCGAAGAGATGTACTTTTGCCGCTACCAGGTTCACCCATAATTCCAACCAAATTTGCCATAATTACCCTTCCTTTTCAATGACTGCATAAACCACATACGGTGCAGCCTCTTTGATAATCTTACTTGCAATTTCTTTAATGGAAAGATTCATGCTATTGTTGCAAATTTCAGCCAAGATATTATAAGCCTCCGCGTCTACTCTCACAGTTTTCTGCTCAGAAACTTTTGCGAGTTTCACAATTGGGATACGAATTTCAAATTTTTCCATTTTCAATGTCCTCCTTGTATGTTTTCTGTACCTCAATAAGTCCTCTTAATGCTTGTGTGTAATTCACCAATGTTCTGGATTTATACTGTTCTTCCACCATATTGTTTGGAATAATTGACAGCTGAACATCAATCAGCCGGACCAACTCCTGAATTCGTTCTTCCATAGCTCATACCTCTTTGAAAAAGCAATACAGATTATCCGATCCATCCCCAAAGCTTTCCTGGTCTATATCTTCTGCTTTGTGATACTCCACATGATCCAAAAACATTTCGCAGTTCTCATAATCAAGAATGTAATCCCTCCGGCTCTGAAGTTCCCGCAGCAGGCTGTTGATAACCTCTGCGATTTCCAGTGAAGGCAAAAGTTTCATCTTAGCTATCTGATCGTACATCATTTAATCCCCCTTGCATTCAATATTTTTTTTACAGATATCAGTGAACGGCCTGTCTGTGCCATGATATCTTCCACGCTGATTCCTTTTTCTTTCATCCGGCAGATCTCGTCCTTTTCACTGTCAGGGATTCGGAAAGGCTTCTCCGCTTCTGTTTTCCCAGATACTTTGGAACCCGCTGCCAGCTTCGCCGCATACTCCTTCGTCAGATCATCAAGGCTCTTATCTTCTGCCGCTGCCGGCTCCGCATCCCCTGGAAATTCTTCTGACTCATTCTGAACTGCCGGAACTGTTTCCATTTTTGCAAGAGTTCCAGACTCTATCTTTCCTTCTGACTCGTTTTTCCCTGCAGGCACATTCCATACCGCCGTTGGCTTGTCCTCCCCAACAATTACGCAGATGATATCTGCCATATCAGGCGTGTCCAGTTTCAAAATCCCGCGTACAATTCGGTTCTGTTCCGACTTCCGAATAAAATCCGCAAATTCCTTACCTGTGATCTTCAATTTTTCTTTCCCTCCTCTTCCAGCATTATTCGCATTCGTTTTCCTCTCCTGCTGTTTCTACAAATTCTTTTGCACTTACTTTTGTTGCTTCCACCAGGCCATGTAAAATCTCGCTGTCGCAATGTGCGTATATTCTCGCCAAGCGCAACACGCAAAACACATCACCGATCACTTCTGCTTGGTCTTTCCACTCGTGTTTTGTTTTCGCATGTTTTGTGTAAATCATCTTGCTTTTCCTTCCTTTCAGGGTGTATACTAGCACTGTGTTTTATTGTTGTTTGCCCCTCCGGAGTTGCCGCTCCGTGGGGCGTTTTTCATTTCAGCTGGCGTTGCCTTACGGGCAGAATCAATCCAAATGCTTCCAACCGGTATGGACTCGCTGAGCATCTTCCGTAGTTCCATCAGTTCTCCGTCATACATTGCAATTTGATCACCCCACTCCGGCGTATGCATTTTATGTTCCCTGCATCCCTCTTCAAAAAAATTCCGGCGCTCCTGCCTGACTCGTTTGTATCTCTCAATTAATTTTGGCCGCCTGATTGCTGCCCACTCTCCTACTAAATCCATTTTTTCTCACCTCCTTCCTGCGTGCTTCCGCCGGATATGCAATTCCACGGCATCCCAGGTATCCTCCAGGAACCATTTGGTAAACAAAAACATTCCGATCATTCCGATGATCCGGCACGTTCTGGTTGCATCCCCCTGGGTGACTGTCCACGCCGCCACTGCCAGAGATAACAGAGTTGTGACTGCATTTCTGATCATAGTGTTTATCTTCCTTTCCCACCCATCAGGTGGCTTTTCCCTTATTGATCTGGAAACCGATATTCCTGCAAGCTTTCTCAAAAGTTTCCTGAATGATCCCCTTCACCTTCTCTGGCGGAATCTCCTCTTGATTTACCCATTCTCCATTAATCTTCATCATGCTTACGATGTTCAATTTTTCCATGCCCTCACCTCCTCTAGCATGATATGCGTTAGGGATTGTCTACGTTTCCTGCCTTTGCGGCGCTGGGATTTCTTAGCCTTAAAGGAGAGTTCTAAATAGATAGAGGACGGTTTCTCCATAATTTTCTTTCCACAATATCGCTCCTTTGCCTCTGGCATACCCTTGTAATTATTTTTCAGCCATGTTAATATAAACTATCAATACAAAAGAGGTGGTTGCTTCGTGCCCGATATCATGAACTACATAAGCTTTTTCGTTGGCATTGCCGGTTTTATTTTCACCTTACTTACATTCAATAACACTCGCCGATTCAAGCGATTACAAATAGATATCGCTGAACGTAATGATTTTCGTGATTCAAGTGATGATTTTATCAGCCAAATAGAGGGCGCTATCGCATCTATACAAGACGATAAGCTTAGAAGCGACACTTTTAGAGAATCTTTATCTCAGCTTCTGACAGATTTGGAATCCAGATATTCTTTTTTACCCTCTTCTATAAAAAGAATCATCAAAAAGCTGAAAAAGAATCTAAGCGCTTCAGATGTCTCCAACAAGACCTGGTCTAATATCGCAGAACAGCTAATCAAATTAAAAAATTCTCTTATAAAGGAGCGTGCCGTAAATGGATAAAAGTAAAGTTCTTGCATTTATTAAGCGTCTTTCCAATGAAACCGTAAAAGGCAATATCAATTGGCAACGAATGAGCGATTATCGAAATAGGGTTTCTACTCAGCCCAGCAAATTAGATACTATGCTTTTTGAATGTGAATTCCGACATATTGATTTCTACAAATCGTATTACGCCACAATAAACCCAGGAGATGTTTTCATTCTTTATGAAGACAATGAATCTGGTAGAGAAATGGGCATAAAATCTATAGGTTATAAAATTTATTTATGGAATGAACATGCTAATGACATTGCCAATCTCACATGCCCTGACTCCGCCATTTACCAGCTTTTAAATGCAATAGAATCATGTATTGCCAAGCAGGAAACAAATGCTGAAAAATTTATTGACGCTTATTTAAATCAGAATTAGTCATATACCCATCAATCACTCTTTCTGCCCACTCTGGAATATCGAGCTGGGCAGTTTCTTTTCTCTCCTTTAGCTCCTGCCTTTTCAAACATTCCTCTATTTTTGATTGCTCTCTGGCAATAAAAATCTGAACCACCAGCATAATTGTCGTTAAAACCACTTGAATTTCTATCGTAATCTTTTCACCCTTTTCTATTTTTCGGTACGCCTTAATTACCCGGCTTTCTGATCTGCCAGTTCCTTGTCATTCGGCAGATTTTTCTGGCTCATGTCCTTCATAATTGACATTCCCTCAGCGATGCCTAAAAATCTGGCTTTCTCAGCTTCTGACATTCCGGAAACCGCTTTTGAAATCTCATCAAGTGCCTGTTTTTCTTTTTCTGACATACATTCACTTCCTTTCTGTGATATACTCCCTATGAAGTAGTCTTACTCCGCTTGGACACTAATCTAATGGAAAATAAAGTACTGAGTTCTCTCGCTCAGTTGATTCTTCCGTTTAACAGCTTCTTGGTTGAGGGGTTAAGTGCTAATTGGTTTAGCCTGTGGATTTTCTGCTAAGTATCTCACTCTTTGCTTTATTTTCCTTGACCTGCCATCATCAGCACCGGGCGGTCATTCCCGGTGGACGGCCATTGCTGACCGTTTCGGCTACTTGAGAAGTTCGTCTGTTGTTGTATTAAATAATTTATGATATGGAGTGATGCTGATTTCCTCTCCTGTAGGCTTGCGTTCTCTTAAAACTACATCTGTAACAGTGAATTTTCCGTCCGGAGTGGTAAAACCATGTCCTTTTACATATTTCTGCATTTCCTTTAATGCTTTATTCCGGTTTTCGTCGTAAAACAGACATATATATTTAGGTTCTCCGAAATGTCCAATGACTGGTTTGTAATTCTGCTGCTTCAATAGGACATCATAAATGACTGACATATCCTTTTTCCTCTCTTTCTTTGTGTTGCTGTTTGTCTTTGTTGCTCCTTGAGTGGTTAGAGCACTAATGGGGAAGTCCCTTTTTCTTTTGTCTCATAGTTGATCTTGTCGATTACACCAACTGTTGAGACAGAATGTTTTTTCTCATAGAGCTTCAAGTCTTCTCTGATGGCTTGGAGCTCTTTTTGTATGGCCTGCAACTCTCTGACAATCAAATATAATGCTTTCATTTTCGTTCCTCCTTTCTTCGCATCGGGTTACTTTTTGTTTCTATGATCAATAACTGTTCCATCCGCGAGCAGCTCATAGACCCTGTTGTCTTCCTCATCCCGAATTTCCGCGCTTGCAAATCTGGTACCTTTTGCATATCTTTAAGGCTTTACCTCTTACTTGGCGCGCAGTTCCTTATCTGGGTGCCATTTCCCCTAATCAGTCGCTGAGTGCTTCTTTAAAACAATGGATAGAACTCTCTCCCACGGATTCTCGTATGGGATTGCAAAAGATTGCAAATCTATTCGGCGCACCAGCTTCTCTGGCTCCAGATCTTCTTTCCCATAATTTGGAATCATAACGGGGTACAATTTGCATTTTTCTACGACAAGATTCAGTTTTCCAAATAAGCTGAGTCTTGCCATGCAAAGCATGCTTTCTTCTTTCGATAAGCAGTAGCCTCTTTGTCCGGTTTCACCCTTGGGACAGCCCATGTTATTCCTCCTTTCCTATGTCCTCCATTTACCCAATCTTCCGCTGATCCTGGCATCTGCTGGCTTTTTCAATCTCACAACGCGCCAGCAGAGCATCAAATCCGGCTTTCGCCACGGTTAAACTTTTAGGATCATGTTCTGCCATGATTTTTGCGGCTTCTACCATTTCATTGATTTCAGCTTTTTCTTTCTCTGTCATATAAGTCTCCTTTCTGCTTTATCTTGCTTTTCTTTTTTATCTCTCCTATACTGTCCTTACAGGCTCTCACCAGAGCCGAGTTTTGAAGGAAAGGAGTTTTATCATGGATAAGAAACAAATTGCCCACGATTTGGCTATTGCTCGGCTTGTGGGGAAAGAGCTACCCGCCAATGTTTTAGTTGCGGAATATCAGAAATCGTATGATGAGATTTTGAAATATCTTCAATCTCTTCCGCCCGCAAAAGCCAAAATCCACAGCAAAAACGAACTG